ATGGGTCGAATACATTTATCATCTCACATAAGCCAGATATTCTTGAAGGAAAGCTACAAGACAAAATTGTGTTCACCAAAAAGAATAATTTTTCTTCCATTTCTTAGAAAAATATTCTACACAAGCCCCTTTTTATAGAAAAATAGTACTTTATGCGAAAATAGTTACACGAAACAGTCAAACTATGGTATAATAGTACCTATGGAAATAAAAAAAGAAGTAAATGAATCACCTGGCCTACTGACTCGTTCACTCTGGACCCATAAGTTCTTACACGAAACCGTCAAACTATGGTATAATAGTACTATTAAACAATAAAAAAAGGAAAAAAAATATATATTATGAATAAAGCGATAGAAAAATTAATGAATGATTACCCTAACAAGGTGCACTTCACAACAAAACAAATTAAAAAAGCTGCTTCCGATATTGGAGAAAATCCAAGGTCAGCTTATACATTTATTAAGTATAGACAAAACTGCCCAGTAGTTAGTCGTGGTACTTATGATTTAACTAATTTAATGCCAAAATCTGCGGCTCCTAAAAAGGACCCAGAAATGTCATACCAGTCTACTACAGCAGTAGCTTCAGTTTCTAATGATGAAGTTTTTGTTCCTGCTTATGATAAGACTTTTGTTCCTTGGGGAAACTTTACAGAACTTTTAAAAATTATTAAGTCTGAAATGTTTTACCCAACTTATATTTCTGGACTATCTGGAAATGGTAAGACATTTATGATTGAACAGGCATGTGCTAAACTTAAACGTGAATATGTTAGAGTTCAGATTTCTCCTGAAACAGATGAAGATGATTTAATCGGTGGTTTTCGTTTAATCAAAGGTGAGACAGTTTTTCAAAAAGGTCCGGTAATTAAAGCTATGGAAGCTGGAGCAATCTTAATGATTGACGAAATTGACCGTGGTACTAATAAAATTATGTGTTTACAAGGTGTCCTTGAAGGTAAGCCAGTTCTTATTAAAAAGACAGGCGAAGTTATTATACCTGCAGCAGGATTTAATGTAATTACTACAGCGAATACAAAAGGTAAAGGTTCAGAAGATGGACGTTACTCAGCAGCTGGTATTATTGATGATGCTTTCCTAGAAAGATTTACAATTACTCTTGAACAAACATTTCCTACTATGAAAACTGAGGAAAAAATTGTTATGAAACATATGAAAAAATTCGAAAAGATTGACGAAGAATTTGCTAAGCTACTTGTTGGCTGGGCTGATGCAATTCGTAAGACTTTTTATGATGAAGGTATTGACGAAGTTATTTCAACTCGTAGATTATGCCACATCGTTCAAACTTATTCAATATTCAACAAACGTGATAAAGCGATTGCTTTATGTGTAAATCGTTTTGATGAAGATACTAAAGTTGCTTTTATAGACCTTTATGAAAAAGTTGATGCTACAATCAATGCTCCTGAAGTTGAGCTTGATGATGATGGTATTCCAATGGGTGGAGATGTTTATAGTAAAGACCCAGATGATTTAGATGAAAGTGGAATTGGTACTTCAGATTCAGAGGATTGGTCTTAATATGAATTTATCTGCTCAAGAATATTTAGCAAAGCTATTAGCCAAAGAGAACTTAGCAGTTCAACATGGTAATTATTCAACAGCATCATTTGATGTTATGAATCGTGTTTTAAGATTGCCACTTTGGGAAGACAAAGGTAAAGATGTTTATGACCTTCTTGTTGGACATGAAGTTGGACATGCTCTTTATACTCCAGCTGATGGATGGCACGATTCTGAAAAGAAAATTGGAAAAATTCCTAGAGCTTATTTAAATATTGTTGAAGATATTCGAATTGAACGTATGATACAGGAAACATATCCTGGAATAGTTCGTAGATTTAAAAATGGTTATAAGAGACTTTTTGATGATAACCTATTTGGTACTGACGATAGAGATATTAATAAGTCAGGTCTTATGGACAGACTTAATGTTAGTTCAAAAGGTAGAGGTTATGTTCCAGTTGAATTCTCAGATGAGGAAACTCCATTAGTTAAAGAAGCTATGGAAGTTAAAACTTGGGATGATGTTCTTAAAATTTGTCAAAAACTATATGATTGGATTGACGAAAATGAGGAAGAAGAAGAAAAGCCTGAAGGTACTGGCGCTGATTTTCCTTCTAATGACATGGACGGCGATGATGATGCTGAAACTGAAAACCCACAAGGTACTACTCCTCCTGAAAATGATGAGGAAATGGAAGAAGAAAGTGAAGGTAATGAAGGTGGTGAAGCTGATTCTGAAGGTGACGAAACACCAGTTGAATCTAAAAAACAAAGTAAACATTCTCCTTGGACTGAAGAAAATTTTAGAGAAAATGAAAAAGATTTACTCGAAACTAAAGAAGATCGTAATGGTGAAGAAAGACAATCTGCTTATTCTGCAGGTATTTCTGAGGCAAACTTAGAAAAAATTGTATACACTTATAAAGAAGCTAAAGCTTTTAGAGATGGATGGGTAGAAGAACATGATAGTTACGATCGTGAAGGTTGTGCTTATGAAAATGAGAAATGTAAAGAAGATTGGGAAAAGTCTAAAGGTGCTTTAAACTCTACAGCTAATTTATTAGCTAAAGACTTTGAACGTAAGAAGGCTGCTTTTGAATATTCAAGAGCTACAAGTTCAAAAACTGGTACACTTGACCCATTAAAACTTCATGCATACAAATACACTGAAGACATATTCTTAACAACTACTCAATTAGCTCAAGCAAAGTCACATGGAATTATGATGTTTGTTGACTTTTCTGGTTCAATGTGTGATATAATCGAAGATGTAGTTTCTCAAGCAATTACGATAGCAATGTTTTGTAGAAAAGTTAATATACCTTTTGAAGTATATTCATTTACTACTACTGGATGGCATGGTAGAGACCTTCAAGAAGATATTAAAGTTAAAGGTAATGAATTAGATGACCTAACTAAAGTAAAAGTTGTTGAAATCTTTTCTTCAAAAATGAATAAAAAAACTTTTGAAGAAGCTGCTCAATTAATATTTGCTTTAAGTAAAGCTCATTCATATAGACGTGATTCTACATATTACATTCCTTCTGGCCAGCTTCACATGATTGATGCAATGGGTTCAACTCCTCTTATTCAAACTACAATTTTAGCAGCTAAACTTACTAAAGCTTTCCAAAAGAAAAATGCAATTCAGAAGACAAATATTATGATGCTTACTGATGGTTATCCTGATAGTGTTGGAATTAATGATGATAAAGAAGCTGATGTTAAAACGGATCGTTCACATAAGACAATTAATTTTAATGGTAAACTTATTAAAGGTGGAAACGCTAGAGAGCTTTATACACAAGCTTTAGAAGTTCTTAGAGAATTTACTGGTGCTAAAATTCTTGGTTTTCATTTAGCAGAAAATGCTTCTACTTTTGGTCAAGGTTATTGGGATGTTGTAGAAAATAAAGACTTTAAAGATGTTATAAAGAAGTGGAGAAAAGAAGGTCATAGTGTTTGGAAAAATCAAAAAGGTTATGATGATTACTTCATAATTAAAGTTGGTCAAAAACATGTTGATGATGAATTTGACCCTAAGAAAACTGAAACAATTAGAGACATTAGGAATGAATTTAAAAAGTTTAACAAAACTAAAAAACACACTAAACAATTAGTTGCGAGGATTACAGATGCAGTGGCGGTATAAAGTATGTGCGATAGGGTTGCTATTATCAGCAGCCAGCTGGCATGTAGACGCACAGAACCAACAAAATTTTTGGTTTGATAAAAATAATTACCAGGCAAATTCAACTAATTATATTAGTGAAACTATTACTCCACTTGGAGGTGGTCTTATTCAATTTGATTTGATTACTCAAGGATGTACTCGCGGCACTGGAGGTGGTGGACATTCGGATGATTGTGATTATGAATTTGGAGTATTATATAGGTCTCAACTTACAAGTAAAATTCCATTGCCTATGAATAAGCATTTGGAATATGCATTTCAATTTAAAGATATAAGTGAAAATGATGGAGTTGGATTTAGTGGTCCTGGAATTACTATATTTGAACTCTATCCAGCTTGGTGGTCAACAAGGAATAATGGACCAACACATCATATTTGGTATGACCCTAAATCTAAAGCTATTGAAGCAGATGTCAATAAAGAATGGTTAGGTCAAATAAGTTTTATGTCCCCAGGGTGGAATACATTTATAATAAAAACAATGCAAACAGACAAAGCTTATGGCTATATGATAATTATCCATAATGAAAAAATCATAGTAGACTATAAAGGACCTACTACATATAATGCCAAAAAAGGAATTGAATTTTGGATTGGTCCGTATGTTTGCTGTAGTTTTACTAATGAAGGTGAACCTAATCATTCATTTTTATATAATGATATAAGAGCAGGATTAAACAATCCTATAATAACAAAAATAAGTTTATAAAACTGTTTACTTTCGTTATGAATTATGATATAATATACCTATATGAAATTTAATGAACACAAAAATCTGAAAGACGTTGCAGAATATGTAGAAAAAACCTATTCTGGTCACTATACATCTGCCAATGGAATTCAAAGTATGGACCTAATCTCGTCTTCTGGACGTGGATTAGATTTTTGTCTTGGTAACGTAATGAAATACGCAGCAAGATATGGTAAGAAAAATGGAGCTGATAGAATAGATTTAATGAAGATAATTCATTATGCTTTATTAGCAATAAATGAACATGATATAAAGGAGTCAAATGAATCTAAATCCACAAACAATTGAAGTTTTAAATAACTATCAAACTATTAATAGTAACATTGCATTAGGAGAACCTGGATTTGTTCGAACAATGTCAATATCTAAAACATTAATGGCAAAAACAAATATACCTGACCAATTTCCATATGAATTTGGAATATATGACTTAGGTGAATTGTTAGCTTGTATTAATATGTTTGACAATCCAACTCTTACTTTTGATGAGAATAAAAAACATTTAATCATTACTGATGGTATTACAACATTTAAGTATTTTTTCTCTGATAAAGACATTCTAACAATCCCTACAAAGGATATTGAATTAGAATGTGATGATGTACGATTCACTCTTACTCATGCTCAACTAACACAACTACGTAAAGCTTCGGCTACTCTTAGAACAAATCAATTAAGTGTACGAAAGAGTCATACTGGTGGACAATTTATTGAGGCTGTAGTAGTTGATAAAACTAATCCAACTTCAAATCAATTCACATTAAACGTTTCAAATTGTAGTATAAATACTACTGCAGAGTTTGATTTTGTTTTTGATATGAATAATTTTAAATTCGTCAATTCAGATTCATATGAATTTGGTATTGATAAGAAGCTTATTGCTTCTGTAATGGCCGGTAATACAAAATATTGGATTGCTCTTGATAAAACAACAACATATAAGGAATAAAATATGGCAAAGAAAACTGAAGAAGTGATTGACGAACCAGTTGACACTGAACAAGCTGTACCAGAAGCTCCTGCTCCTGAACCAGCTGGTTTACAACTAAGTGATATCGCTGCGGTAGTTAAAATTATAGATGTAGTTACTAAACGTGGTGCATTTAATGGTGATGAACTTGGCGATGTTGGTTCTGT